CGGACTCCCCCGCCCTAAAGGCTCATGGAAATGTGTCGGGCAACACGGCCGACACCAACTGGTGGAACAAGTCGAATCGAAAGAGTGGCGACAGGCAGTGAAGCTCGCAGCACACGATCTGCTGACCCTGCTCACCCTCCCAATCGACGGCCCGGTTGGGGTGTCGTGTGTGTTCACTGTGCCGCTGCCCAAGTCGGTCAAGCCTGAAAAGCGGCTGTGGCCCGCGATCGCCGGGGGTGTCGGCGACGCCGACAAACTCGCCCGATCCGTCCTCGACTCCATCACAGCCGGTGGACTGTGGAACGATGACGGGCAAGTATGTGAGCTGCTGCCCGTGAAAGCCTACCCCCACAGCCCCGGAGAACAGTTGAGATACGCAAGCGCCGCAGACATCCGCAAAACACCCGGAGCAGTAATCCGAATCTGGCCCATGTGATGAAACGGGCACGCAACCAAGCCGCATACAAACGGGCCCGCCAATACTGGAACCAACAAATCCAGAGAGGCAAACAACCCATCTGCCGCCGCTGCAACAACCCCATCCTGCCCGGAGAATGGCACCTCGGGCACCCTGATGATGCCACCCGTGGCGGGCCGAAACACAACAAGGATTTGGCCCCGGAGCACACCACATGCAACACCAGCGCCGGGGCGTCCGAAGGTAACCGCAACCGGACACAACCCAGCAGAGAATGGTAACCCTGATGGAGCCTTATTTCACCAACCACGAAACAACCATATGGCACGGCAAATGCGTGGACGTGATGCGCACAATGGACGCCTGCTCAGTCGATGCAATCGTGACCGATCCGCCCTACAATTTGGAGTTTATGGGCAAAGGTTGGGACAAGTATGCCAGCCCCAAAGCGTTCCAGGCTTGGTGCGAAGAATGGGCGGTTGAGGCGTTGCGCGTGTTGAAACCGGGGGGCCATCTGGTCGCATTCGGCGGGACCAGGACGTGGCATCGGCTGGCCTGCGGTGTGGAGGATGCCGGGTTTGAGCTGCGGGATTCGCTGGCATGGCTTTACGGGTCCGGGTTTCCGAAGTCGTTGGATGTGTCCAAGGCCATCGACGCCCGCGCTACCATCAACGACGGAACCAAGCGCCGGATAGCGCTTGTTGCCGAAGTGATCCGCACGCACCGCGAGGCTAAGGGGCTGGAACGCGCCGAAGTGTCCCGCGCAGTTGTGGGCACCCCATCGGGCGCCTGCTGGAATTGGGAACACCAACAGTTACCATCGGTTGAGATGTGGCCCGCGATCAAGCTAACGCTCGACATTCCCGACAAGTTCGACGGACTCATCGAGGGTGACCGGGCGCAATTCATCGCAGCCGAGCGGGAAGTTATGGGGGAGCGTGTCGTTCCACTGGGCCACGCATTCGCCGGGCCAACATACGGCGGCGACTCATCCGGGCAGACCGTGAACATCACCGCACCGGCTACCCCGGAAGCCGCCGAATGGGCCGGATTCGGAACGGCGCTGAAACCCGGCTTCGAGCCTGTCGTCATGGCCCGCAAACCATTCCCCGGCACGGTGGCTGCCAACGTGTTGGAGTGGGGGACGGGGGCACTCAACATCGACGCCACAAGGATCGAGTCAGACAGACCAGCGCAGGAATACACGGTGAAACGACTCAAGCCGGGAGCAACACTCAACCGCACCGGGGGCAACTGGCGGCCGGATGATCCTGACGCGCCAACCTTCAGCGGCTCAACCCCGTCCGGCCGCTGGCCGGCTAACGTGATCTTGGATGAGGACGCCGCCAACGAGCTCGACCAACAAAGCGGCACTCTCACCAGCGGCAAAGCCGCAGCCGGGGGACACATCCGCAGCGCCACATCCGGGGTAGGGATCTACGGGGGCGGGAAGGGCCTATGGCAGGAAGCGGGGAGCGCTGGCGAGCTGTACGGCGACAAGGGCGGCGCGTCCCGATTCTTCCTCATCGCACCACCCGACGGACCCCGCTTCAAATACAGCGCGAAGGCCCCGAAGTCGGAACGCCCCACAGTGAACGGCGTAAGCCACGCCACCGTGAAACCGTTGGCCGTGATGCGCTGGCTCGCACGACTCATCACCCCACCCGGCGGAACCGTCCTAGACCCGTTCGGCGGATCCGGCACCACCATGGAAGCCTGCCTCCTCGAGTCGTTCCGCTCAGTCATCATCGACCAAGACGCCGAATATTTGCCGCTGATGGCAGCCCGATTCGCGAAACCACACCAACTCGGACTCGACTACTTGACATGATCGCACCAACCTACGCTAGGATGATGGCATGACAGAGCACACCCCACGCAGACCCGAGAACCTGCAAGTCAAACACCTACCCGAACACCTATCCCGCGAACTCCACCGACTCGCCTACGAAACCGGACGCACCAAGCGAGACCTCGTAATCGAAGCACTCGAAGCGCGCTACGGAACCAAGTAACCCGCCATGTGGGTCAAGTTCAACGACAAAACACCCGACGATCCAGAGATCGACGCACTATCCGACGGTGCGTTCCGGCTGTGGTTCAACGCGATCTGCTACTGCCAATCCGAACTCACAGACGGATTCATACCGGCTCGGAAGCTGCGCAGACTCGTCCCCAAATTCAAACCAACCCATCTAGCCGAGCTCACCAAAGTGAACGGCAACCCCCGCGGACCCATCTTCCAGACAGTCGGCGACGGCTACCTGATCCGCAATTTCTCCAAGTGGAACAAGGACCGCGACCATTGGGAGACGAAACGAGAGAACGACGCCCGACGCCTGGCACAGTGGAGAGCCAACCAGGGGACCACATGAAACGCTGTTACACACACCGTTACGCAACGCGTTACGAACATCGTCCCGACCCGACCCGACCCGACCCGACCCGGTAAAAGCTCTTTGGTTACGTAACTAGAACCAAGTCCAAATAGCTGACGCGCACGAGATTGGAACTGGAAAACGACATGAACACCACCGACATAGAACGACTCGCACTCGCCATCCACGCCCTCCGCCCCGACTGGGCAGCCTCATCACTCCGAAGCTTCATCACCAACCAACTCGGCGACCGACCAACCTACGATGCAACCATCGCACTCACCGTCGTTGCACTCGACAGCGACAGCCGAACCCCCGCACGAGTCCTCGAGCAGGGACCATGGTGGACGATCCTCCGACCACAACGAACCGAAACCGAAACCCCCATCCCAGCCCGCTACCAACCCGAACACATCGAACAAGCCGGACCCGAATCCGTAGCCGACTACACCGCCGCAATCCGGGCACACCTCACCGCAACCAAACCCCCACCAGAACAGCGCACCAACCCAACACAACGACGCGAGGCACGACGATGAGCCTGATCGAAGACCTCGACGCACTAGCCGACCGATACGACTGGGAAGCCAACACCAGTCACGGCGGAGCAGCCGACGCATACCAAGACGCCGCCATCATGCTCCGCCAACTACTCGACACACAGCAACGCAGACTTGACGCACTACTCGCCCCACCACCAGCACCACCCCCACCAGGCAACAACCCAACCCAACAACGCACACACTGAAGGGAGCGACGATGAAACCCACAATGCCCCATAAGCGGGCCGCAGTGGCACCCAGGAGCGACGCACAGCCCCAACATGCACATGGACCTACCCCCGACCCTGCGAGGGCCTTACAGTGCCGAAGGGTCGTTTTTTTCCACCAAACAACGTCGGGGAAGACCTTGGCCGCTTCCTTTTCTCTCTCCCTTACACTGTACGGCTACCGGCTGGGGGGTGGCTCGTGAGACCCCCGATCCCGTACTACGGCGGGAAGCAACGCATAGCTGCCCGCATCGTTGGCACGTTCCCTGAGCACGCGCACTATGTGGAGCCGTTCGCAGGTGGCTTGTCGGTGCTGCTGGCTAAGCCGCCGTCTAGGCTGGAAACGGTCAACGATCTAGACGGGGCTTTGGTCACGTTCTGGCGGGTGCTACGTGACCAGCCGGAGGAACTAATCCGACTGTGCACGTTCACCCCGCACTCACGGCAAGAGCTGGCAACATGCCGCCATGAACCGCTGGACGGGCTGAGTGACCTTGAGGTGGCACGGCGCTTGTGGGTGCAGTTGACGCAACCGAGGGCCGCAGGGATGCATTCTGGATGGCGGTTTCACCTCGCCAACGGTAGCGATCCGATGTCAGTCAGGCTGGCATCGTATGTGGCGCGGATGCCAGCCGCAGCGGCACGGCTCGCCGATGTGCAGATTGAGTGCCTGCCAGCCATCGACCTGATCGACCGTTACGGGCGGGAACCGTCGGCGCTGCTGTATGTCGATCCGCCATATCTGGCAACAACGAGAGCGAGTGCGGAATATCGGCATGAGATGGGCACCGCCGCTGAGCATGAGGAGCTGGCCGAAGCACTCAACCAGACATCCGCCCGCGTGGTCCTGTCGGGGTATCGCTCCGAGCTGTACGATCACCTATACCGAGAATGGGAGCCTATCGAGATGGCGACAACGACGGAGCAGGGCGGGTCGGGTGCCGATCGGGTTGAGGTGTTGTGGTGCAATTTTCAGCACTCCCCGCACCTGTTCAGTGTGGGTGTCTGATGACAGCCGCGAAGCATGGCCCGCTAGGCAGGCGGACTCGTGCTGCGTTGCGGGAGGCTGTCGAAGGTTCGAGGGAGTTCACGGCGAAGCCGGCGGGGTCTCCTGGTTGGTGGCCGGTTGTGGCGGAGATCGCTCGGGGTGTGGCGGATACGGCCGATGATGCCAGGGCGGAGGAGTTCGACCAAAGGTTGTGGATTGCAGCGGCTAGGGAGTTGCGACAATTGCTGAGTGTGCTACTGGACGATGAGGGGGAGGTGAAACCGAATGTCAGTTCTACAGATGGATTCGGGGAGGGTGGATTCTTGGCCGGGCTCGTGGGGACCGGCCCCACGATGGGCAACGAAGCGGAGTCCTGAGCGGTTCAGTTATGGGCCGGCGGTGGCTGCGGTGTCGAAGAAACTGGGCGCCGCACTATTCCCCGCACAGAAATATGTGCTGGATGTGGCTTTGGAGGTGATGCCCGACGGGTCTTGGGCGTTTGAGGATGTGTGGATCACGGAGCCGCGCCGCGCCGGTAAAACGTTCCTGATGCGCCCGTTGGTGACTCATCGTTGTTTGATGAAGGGGGGCCGGTCGGCTTGGATCACTGCGCAGAAACGCGATAAGGCGGTGGCTCGGTGGCGGGATATTGCCACCCCGTTGAAGCTGTCGCCGATGGGTCCGGAGTTGCGGAAACTGATTTCCAACGGACATGAGGAGTTGGAGTTCCTGAAAACGGGCGGGCTGTTCCTGCCGTTCGCGCCGAAGGAGGATGAGCTCCATGGGGAGGATCCGGATTTGGTGTTGGTGGATGAGTGGTGGACTTTCGACTTGGGGGATCGTGACGTGATCGAGGCTGGCTATAAGCCGGTGTGGTCGGTGAAGTCTGGGCAGGCTTGGTTGATGTCTACTGTGGGGAAT